CTCCGTAGGTCGACTGACGGCGTCTGCCGGGTGGATCGAATCCTCCAGATCCGCGTCACACCAGGCACAAGGCCGATCCTCGGCCGAACGTCCCCATTCGCGGTCAACGGAGTAGTCCTTCCTGGCCCCAGTTGACCGCGGTGGGGGCGAACGGTCGGTGCCCCTTCTAAAAAAGGGGAATTGACGGGCGTGCCGAATTGTGCCAAATCGGTGCCAATGAGCAAGCCGCACGCCACACCCAAGCAAGACCAAATCCGCGCATTGCGGGAGGGAAGGGCGTCGGCCCACAAAGGGCGCGCTCGGCTCGAGGATCGCGACAAAACAATCGAGGCCAGGAAGCCGTGGCTCGCGGCTGGAATGTCGCGGCGCACATGGTATCGCCGACAAGCAGAGAAGGCCCCGAAATCATGAAAACCAAGGACTGGGCAATCGTCGCGGTCTTTGCTTTCGTCGCCGTTTTGGTATCGCCGTTTATCCTGGCGTGGTGGTTTGGCTTGGTGCTGCCATGAACAAAGCAACCACAGTGAGCCGGCCGTGTTCGCGCTGCGGTGGCGACAACATTGGACGCGACCAGCGGTACTGCCTGAAGTGCCACGCGGCCTATATGCGCGGCTGGCGACCCTCGCATCCCTTGACGCCAGAACAGCGATACAAGGACAACGCGCGCAGCTATGCCGGCGTCTATAAGCGGCGCGGCAAACTAATGCCGCAATCATGCGCGTGCGGCTGCACCGACGTTGAAATGCACCATGCCGATTATAGCAGGCCACTCGATGTTGAGTGGGTCTGCCGCCCCTGCCACCTCGAATTGCATGGGCCGCTTAATCTGAGCCTGCCATGAGTGCTACTTCAATCACCGATCGCCAGAAAGTGCTGATGGTATTCTTGCGGAGGTTCCTAGAGGAAAACTCCAGGATGCCGAGCTTGCGCGAGATGGCGGATCACCTCGGCGCCGTCAGCAAGACCACCCCGCATCGTTTACTCAAATGCCTCGAGGAACGAGGCCACATAAAGCGCCAGCCATACAGGCGCCAAGCAATCGAACTTATCGACGGCCCGTGGGATATACCGGATTCGATCAGGCGGGAGATGGATGGCTTCTGCAAACGCTCCGGCCGCACGCCAGGATCGGTGATCGGAGATGCACTGCTGATTTACCTCAGACACCCAAACCGGAGAGGAGATGACACCCAATGACGTACTGGCAAATATTCATGGTGTGTATGACGCCATCTATGGTGTATTTGGCCTTGAAGCTGCGAAAGATATGAACGAGCAAACCCCAACAGAGACGCTCGAGCAGGCGATGTGGCACCTATTCGTCCACACCGCGCACGACGTCTGCCCCGACATCAACGAGCAGGACCTCGAGACGGTCCTGCGCTCTAGTCCAGCCATCTTCGACATGGCGGCCGGCACCGTGATGCGCACGATCCGGCTGCAGATGCTATCCGCCGAGTACCATCCCCCAAAACTGACCCAAGAGGACAAAGACTGGGCTGATTGGGCATTGCGTGCAGAACCGGGGCCGGCCATTTATCGCGGGATCCCATTACCCGCCGATCACCACCGCCCAGACCGCAACCATGCCAACGAACAGCGCGAGACTGACGAGCGCCGATGCTTCATGGGCGATTGTGCGCAAGACGGCATCGCAGGCGTGGATGGCGCAGAGACGCCCGAGCCCGGATTCCACCATCTCCGGGCCGCTATGGATTACGCAACAACACCCGCACAGCCGGCAGCCGCAATCGAGACGAACTTTCCCATCGAATCGCGATGGCCGGGCGATAGTTTGAACAAGACCGAGCGGACGTGACTTTTGCATGATTTGAACCCTCCAGAGTTCGGGCGTACTATTAGACAGAGAAGTTAACAAAGTTAGAATAAATAGACCGAGAAATAGAATGGCACCGGGTATCAAAACAGGAGGCCGCCAGAAGGGCACACCAAACAAGCGCAGAGCTACCTCAGCCGTGGCTAAAAGCGCAGTTGTTCGAGCGGTGGAGGGCGGGGAAACTCCGTTGGAGTATATGTTGCGGATCATGCGGAAGAATAGCATCCCGACTAAGCGCAGAGACGAGATGGCGCGCGCAGCCGCGCCTTATGTCCACGCCAAGGTTACTGACGGGAAATCCTTCGGTAGCGAAGGTGGCCTCTCGCTCGAGGATCTCGTGCATCTGAGCTACCAAGCCGGCAAGAAGGCCAAGCCGGAGGATCCACCGAAATGACCATCCAGAAAGAGATCCGCGATGATCTCTACAGCCTCGTCAACCAACTGAACATCGCGCTGGAGCAAGGCATTAAGGTCGAGTTTAATCTCGGGACTGATGCGCTCGGAAGATATTCGGTGCAGCGATTCGATTGTTGGACCAAACTGCCTGACGAGGAAGAAAAGAAACAGTGATCGACCGCTTCGAATACCTCGTCGAGACAAAGAAGAAGCTGGTGCTCGGCAATGTGCCTTATAGCGAGGAGGACATGCAGGCCGACTTCAACAAGCGTGGCCTCGATGGCTGGGAGCTCGTCACGATGGGCGGAGCTGCCATGGTCGGCAACATGCTTCACGTCCAGTTCATTTTTAAGCGCAAGATCGTGGAGACGCAGCAGTGAGCAAGAACAAACCCAACGGTCAAAACACAGACCCAAAGATTAGACTTATCCGCCGAGGCACAAGCCAAGCGAGCAGCCGGTATAACTTAGCCGGCTCCCTCAAGAAGGGCGGCCACGCTCCGCGGCCGATCACGCTGGCCACGGTGAAATTCACGGAGCCAAGAACATGAACGTCGCCGCACTAACCGGATTTCGGTTCTTTGATCGCGGGAGGCGAGGCAGATGGGAGATGCGCTTCTCCTGGGCCGAGATAACGGGGGGCCTCGGCCTTGCGGTGGCGCTATGCCTGTTCGAGGACCACTACAGCCTTCATCTTCGGATCGGCTGGCCGAACCTTTTCATTAAATTGCCGTGGCTGCAGAGGTGGCACCGCGACCCCCACGAGTGCATGGAGAGCTGGGGCATTTCGATTCATCGCCAGGACGCACATCTGAATTGGGGCCGGCGCAGCAAGATCATCCACTTCCCTTGGGCGTGGGAATGGTACCGCACAAGCCACCTGCTCGCTGACGGCACATGGCTAGATGAGATCGGTCGGCGCCGGCGCCAAAGCGCTCCGAACTTCATGACCCAGGTCGGAAAGCGGAAGTGGTCCGGCTACTATGCCGTGCATGACGACATGCTGTGGCGCGAGACGTATCCGTATCGCTACGTCCTGCGCAGCGGCGAGGTGCAGGAGCGCCAGGCCACCGTCACCGTCACGGAGATGGAGCACCGCTGGCGCTGGTTCACATGGCTGCCATTTCCACGGCGCGTCGGACGCTCGATCGACGTCAAGTTCAGCGCCGAGGTTGGCGAAGGCACGGGATCGTGGAAGGGCGGGACCGTGGGCTGCGGCTTTACGATCTATCACGACGAGACGCCGCGTGAGTGTCTGAATCGCATGGAACACGAGCGAAAGTTCGATAGATGATGATCATGCCGCCACCGACAGTGCCGTACTGGCTAGCTTACGACGAGCCAGAGCGATCACGGCTGGAGGCGGCATATCGCGCCGAGCACGAGAAGTGGTGGCGCGAGACGCGCCTCACGATGACGACGAACCTCGCGTGGCCGGTATTGATGATCTGCATAGCCGCGGCGCTCGTTTGGGTGGCGACGTGGGCGCCGGCGCTGCTGCTTCGATGAAAGAAAAGGAAATAGCCAACCGTCTCAAGGTTTGGCGCGAGCATCCGAGCCAAATGGTGCGCGAAATGTTCGGCGTAGAGCCGGACAAGTGGCAGGAAGAAGCGCTCGAGGCCTTCCCGCACAGCCAGCGCCTCGCCATGAAGGCATGCAAAGGCCCGGGAAAAGCGCAACCTCACGACACGCGCATCTACACGCCATGGGGCGAGCAATCGATGGGGATGCTCAAGCCGGGCGACCGCATATTTGCCGGCGACGGTTCGATCACCACGGTGCGCGGCGTCTATAATCGCGGCGTCTTGCCAGTTTACAGAATTACATTTGACGACGGATCGACCACACGAGCATGCGGCGAGCACCTATGGAAGGTGCGCGGACGGACAGAACGACGGCACGATACATGGTCGATCCTATCCACCGACGAGATCATCAAGCGCGGAGTTCGGGAGAAGAACGGCCGCTGGGCCGGCAGGCATTTCGAGATACCGCGCCAAGGTGCCGCGCAGTTCCCACATGCCGATTTGCCGCTCGACCCTTATGTGCTGGGAGTTTGGCTTGGTGACGGCGTGCGTGAGACTGGCAGATACGCGACGAAGCCAACCAATGAGATCGAGCAGGAGATCCAGCGCCGCGGCTACGAAACGAGTGGCGAGAGCGCAGGCATCGTAAACGTCTATGGAATTGTGGGGCATCTCCGCCACATGCAACTCGCAGCGCGCTACTCGTACGAGCGGTTTATCCCTAGCAAGTATCGCCATGCCAGTGTTGACCAGCGCCGCGATTTGATGTGCGGGCTCATGGATACCGACGGCGGCATTGATCGTGACGGCCACATGGAATACGGGACCACCTCAGAAAGACTGGCGGATCACGTCGTGTGGCTAGTGCGATCGCTCGGCGGCGTGGCGTTCCGCAAGAAGGCGATTAAAAAGCCGTTCTATTACGACAAGGACCGAGTGAAGATCGTTGGTCGGGATTGCTATCGAGTAACGGTTAGGCTCCCGTTCAACCCGTTCCGCGTGCCGCATCGGCGCTCGCGATGGACAGACCCAGCGCGCGCACCCTCAACCATCCGGTACATGACGCGAAAGATCGATAGCATCGAGAAGGACGGCGAAGCGCACTGCCTATGCATCGAGGTTGACCACCCGGATCACCTTTATCTCACCGACGACAGCTTCATCGTCACACACAACACCACGGTAGAGGCATGGATCGCGTGGAATTTCCTACTGACCAGGCCGCGGCCCAAGTGCGCGGCAACGTCGATCAGCGGCCAGAACCTCAAGGACAACTTCTGGACCGAGATGGCGAAGTGGCAGAACAAAAACGAATATCTCAAGCGGGCATTCGAATGGACGGCACAGCGCATTAGCTATCGCGCGGCGCCCGAAGAATGGTTTATGTCGGCCCGGACATGGCCGCAGTCGGCCGACGCGAGCAAGCAGGCGGACACGCTGGCCGGGCTGCACGCCGATTACATCCTGTTCATCCTCGACGAATCCGGATCGATGCCAGAGGCGATTATGGTGAGCGCCGAAGCGGCCCTCTCGAGCTGCATCGAGGGTCACATCGTCCAAGCCGGCAACCCGACCATGCTCTCGGGCCCGCTTTACCGGGCCTGCACATCCGAAAAGAGGCTCTGGTACGTCGTCGAGATCACAGGCGATCCGGACGATCCCAAGCGGAGTCCGCGCATCTCGGTCGAGTGGGCGCGCCAGCAGATCGAGAAATACGGCAAAGACAACCCCTGGGTGTTGGTGAATGTGTTCGGAAAATTCCCACCGAGCAGCATCAACGTGCTCATCGGGCCCGATGAGGTCAGTGAGGCGATGAAGCGCTTCTACCGGCCGTTCCAGATTGGCACCGCGGCGAAGATCATCGCGGCCGACGTCGCCAGGTTCGGTGATGACGCGAGCGTGCTCGCCAAACGTGAAGGGATTCAGATGTATCCCTTCGACAAGAAGCGCAACATCGACAGCACGCAAGGAGCGGGATGGGTAGCAAGAACCTGGGACGATTGGGGTGCAAACGCCTGCTTCGTCGACGCGACCGGCGGCTACGGCGGCGGCTGGATCGACCAGCTGGTCAACATGGGCAGGGACCCGATCGGCGTGCAGTTTGCCGGCGAGGCGCACGAGAAGTCGCGCTATTTCAACAAGCGGGCCGAGATGGCGTTCGAATTCGTCGAGTGGATCAAACGAGGCGGCGGGCTACCGGAATGTCCCGAACTGTTGGCCGCACTGACGCAGACCACGTACACGTTTTACCGGGACAGGTTCCTGCTGGAGCCGAAGGAAGACGTGAAGATCAAGATCGGATACTCTCCCGACGAGTTCGACGCAGCGATCATGACCTTCGCAGAACCGGTCACCGTCAAGCCAGCAATGAGGCGTCCGCAGCCGATAAAAGCAAATTATGATCCATTCGCTGACCTTGAGAAAAGCGTCGAAAAGTCTTATGATCCGTTCAATGAAACCGAAGGACCAAGATGGGGCAAATAGAGTAGCAGCGCGGCGCGCTGGCTCGGTCAAATTCGGATCAATCCGGCCCTGTCGCTTCGGCCATAGGCCAATTCGTTATGTCATCAATGGAACGTGTGTCGAATGCACTTTCTTGCGACAAAAAGGATTAAAGCGAGTGCGTGAGCCGGAGGAACGGCGACGCGCGAACAAAAGATATTATTCGAAACCCGGTTCAATGGCGAAGCAGGTTGAGCGCGTGAGAGTAATGCGCCTCTGCAAACCAGCAGAAACCAAAGCGCAACGAAGGCAGGATGGGCACAAGAGGCGCACTCGAAAGGCTGGCGGTGGTGGAACCCACACTACAGCAGAAACAATAGAATTAGGCCGTAAGCAGAGATGGAAGTGTGCGAATCCAGTATGTCGGGTGCCTATCGCGAAAAGTTACAATGAGGATCATATTATTGCGCTAGCGCGCGGTGGTTCTAATAATATCAAAAACATCCAACTTCTCTGTCCGCTGTGCAATCAACGGAAGCATGCCAAGCATCCGATTGAGTGGGCGCAGGAAAACGGCATGCTGCTTTAATTTCTCTACTGCTGGTGGTGACCTTGAAACCCATGTCAACAAGTCGTATGGAGGGAGCGCGCCCTACGATCCATTCCGCGGAGGATAGCCCTTGAGCTTCCTAGCCCCGTCAGCACCAGCCGCGCCGCCGCCACCGCCACCGCCTCCAATGCCGCCGATTTTAGCTAGCGCATCTACGCAAGGAGCTGGTGCAGCCGCAGCTCGAGCAGCCGCCGCAGCCGCCGGCAAGGGAATGAGCGATACCGTCCAGACAGGCCCAGAGGGTGCCGCAAACCCCAACACAGCAAAAAAGACGCTAGGCGGAGAAACCTAACGTGGCCCTCAGCGTCGCGCTCAACGCAACTCCGGATGCGGCGCCATACGAATTGATGTCAGCCACGCTGCTCTCCAAGCAGCCGGTCAAACTCCCAGAGAAGCCAATCAAAGAGAACCGCGAGTGGGACTCCACGTTCGCGTACCTCGAGCAGCGCCTCGGGATGCTGCGAACCTGGCGATACTCATGGTGGGCGTTCTGGGCAGTGCTCGCGAAGTTCTTTATCCCACGACGATACCACTGGCTGGTCGTCGCCAATCGGATGGACCGCGGCAATTCCCTTAACGACCAGATAATCGATTCGACTGGCACGCTGGCGGTCAGGACATGCTCGGCCGGCATGTGGACAGGACTCACATCGCCATCAAGACCGTGGTTTAAACTGGGCATAGGCCTGCCATGGGTAAAACTCGACGCCGATGGCAAGGACTGGCTTGAGGATACCGAGCAGCGAGCCTACACGGTGCTCGCGCAATCGAACTTCTACACGACGATGTCGCAGGCGTTTCAGGACGTGACTGTGATCGGCACTGCGCCGGTCATCATCTACGAGGATGCCGAGGACGTCATCCGATGCTACCTGCCATGCGCGGGCGAATATTTCCTCGCCGTCGGCGCGCGCTTCTCAACCACCACGCTGTTCCGCGAATTCACCCTCACGGTCCAGCAGATCGTCGACCAATTCCAGCTCAAGAACTGCCCAAGGCAGGTCGCAGACCTGTGGGGAAAGGGCGGATCGTCGCTCGATATGGAATTTGTGGTTTGCCACGCGATCGAGCCTAACTTCCAGCTTTCCCACCGCGGCGACATCACCGCCAGGCCGTTCAACGTAGTGCCCGGAACCTTCACTTATCGCGAGGTGTACTGGCTCAAGGGCGTCAAAACCGAAAAAGCGCTGAGCAAGCACGGGTTCAATGCCCCGCCGTTCATGGCATTCAAGTGGTCGACGGTCTCCAACGACGCATACGGCCGCAGCCCCTGCATGGACGCGATCGGCGACACCAAGCAGATCCAACTCGAGACGAGGCGCAAGGCAGAATTCATCGAGAAGGGCGTGCGGCCTCCGATGGGAGCAAGCCCAGAACTCAAAAACGAGCCGGCCTCGATCATTCCGTCCAACATCACGTATTTCAACACCGACGGCGGCAAGAAGGGATTCTTCCCGCTCTTCGAGGTAAGCGCCGCATGGCTCAGCCCGTTGGTCGAAGACATCAAAATGGTAGCCGCGCGCATCGACAAATGCTTGTTCGTCGACCTGTTCATGGCGATCAGCCGGATGGAAGGCGTCCAACCGCGCAACGAGCTCGAACTCACCAAGCGCGACCTCGAGCGCTTGCAGGAGTTGGGCCCAGTCGTCGACCTAGCGGAGAAAGAACTCAACAACGGCATCATGCGCGTGATCGACATCCTGCAGCGCCGGAAGATGCTCAAGCCGATGCCGGATTCACTGCGCAACGTGCCGCTGAAAATCAATTATCTTTCGATCATGAAGCTGGCGCAGAAGTCGGCTGAGTCGGTCGCCATGAAGGACACCTTCGCCACAGGCGGAGCGCTCTCAAGTGCGGCCAAAGCCGCCGGCGTTCCGGATCCGCTCCGCGTCATCAACCTCGACAAGGCGTATCGGAAATACAGCGAGCTCAACAACTTCCCGAACGATTGCGTCTTCACCGACGACGAGGTCGAGCAGCACGATCAGATACGAGCCAAGGCGCAGCAGCAGGCAAAAGCGCCAGATCAAGCAGCTGCCGCAGTTGCTGCGGCTAAAACTCTTTCTGAAACGCAAGTTGCGCCAGGAAATGCCTTAAGTGCTATGATGGGTTCTCAGCAAGGCGCGGGCCAATGACATCTGGCATTTACAAAATAGTGAACGAAGTAAACGGAAAATGCTATGTCGGCAGTTCGAAGAACATCAAACGTCGGATGCATGATCATTTTATAAGCCTAACTAACGGCAAGCATCGTAATGCACGATTGCAGAATTCATGGGATAGGCATGGGCGTGATAACTTTACGTTCGAAACAATCTTGATATGCGAGCAGTCCGATTTGGAGATGTACGAGCAAATCATAATGGACGGATTCGATGCATATTTCAAAAATGGTGGCTTTAACTTAAGACCGATGGCGTTTGTCAACAAAGGACGCCCAGGATCAGAAAAACAAAAGCAGGCCACTAGAAATAGATTGATCGGTGTCAAAAATCCTAAGCTCTCGCAACTGCTGCTAACACCAGAACGGCAAGCTCTTTCCCGACAAAAATTGAATTCTTTTAGATACGATCCACGGATTGAAGAAAAACGGAGAGCAGCAATTCGGAAAGCTCTCAATACGCCGGAAAACCTCGCCGCGTTTTCAAGGCAGTCGCTAGGAAAAAAACGATCACCTGAGGCAATTGAGAAAATGCGGATCGCGGCGCGACGACGGCATGTAAGATGGAAGGCTGAAGGACGAGTTCGCTTACATGGACCTGATGGCCGACTGTGTGGACGCATGGTTCAGCAGGGTGGTGGACAGCCTGGAAATATGTCACAATGACCACGAGGGATATGACGCCATGAAAATGTTCAGCAGGTTATCCGGAGCTGCCTTGCTGTTGTTCGGATTGTGCTGGCCAGCAACGGCGCAGATCGGCCCCAGGGGAGGCGGCGCGCTAGTCGTTGCAGTCTGCGGCACTCTTCCTCTCGCGTACAAGCCGGGCGCCGTAGTTACTCCCACACAAGATATTAACGGCAACGCTTGCATAGCCGGAACTTTTTCGGCGACCGGCGGCACAATCAGCAACGCCACTTCGGCGCAGGCAACATCGGGGACCAATCAAGGATCAGTCTCCTACAATTATGGTTTCAACGGAACAACTTGGGATCAACTTCAAGTCGATGCTTCTAAGAACCTAAACATCAACTGTCAGGCTGGCTGTGCTGGTGGAGCAACATCAAATGCCGGGTCAGGCGTAGCCACCTCATCGACCAATGGCAAAACGGTCAATTATAATTACGGATGGAACGGCACGACCTGGGATCAGCTCTCGTCATTGACTGTAGGATCAAAACATTCACTGACCGCCGCTATTGTGGATGGTTCTGGTAATCAGATTACCACATTTGGCGGGCCTATTACGTCTTGGGCTGGCGGTACTCTCGGGGCGATGGCCAACTACGGCACGTCGCCAGGAGCCGTGCTAGTACCTGGGATGAACGCGTATATTACAGGTGGCACTGGCGTTGGCGTCACCGGCACATTCTGGCAAACAACCCAACCAGTTTCACTTACATCTACCACCCTCACTGGCACACTGCCAGCATATGCGGCGACACCTACATTCAACTGCGGTACTGGGTGCGGTGCTGGCGGGTCAACAAGTAATGCTTCTTCCAACGTAGCGACCAGTTCAACCAACGGGCCGACTGTTTCCTACAACTACGGTTTTAATGGAACGTCTTGGGACCAGCTTCAGGTTGACTCCTCTAAGTATCTGAAAATCAACTGCGTTACTGGTTGCGCTGGCGGGTCTGGCGGAACGTCGGCAGTTGATGAAGCGGCCTTCACTTGGGGCAGTCCAACAACCTATACGCCCATTGGCGGTGTCTTTCAGACTACTGCAACGAGCAACGCGCTATCGAATGGACAAGCAGGCGCGTGGCAGATGACCGCCAACCGAGCCGGGTTTGTTAACATGCGATCTGCAAGCGGTACGGAGGAGGGCACATCTAGCAACCCGCTTTACATCGACACACCGGCGGGTGGAAACCTTTTTGGCGCAGTGTCGGGATCAATCGCATCCGGCTCAAATCTTATTGGCGGCACATATCTTGTCGATAGTGGGGGTATTCAGACCGCAACTGTCAAGCCCGCATCGACAGTGGCAGCAAAGACGGACACTTCGGTTGTTGTTCAAATCAATCCCTTATCAGCCGGATATCCAGCGGGAGCTGTTCCAATCACTGCGTCAGCCACCGGCACCACAGCGGCCACGACCGCAACGCTCGCTGGTACATCTGGCAAGACCACGTACATCTGCGGCTACTCAATCCGCGCCAACGCGACGGCGGCCGCGACGGTCACCAATACGATAACCGGCGTCATTACGGCCACGATGAGTTCAATCATGTGGGTTGCCCCCGCAGCTTCAGGTGTGGGCGTCGATGAGCAGATATTCTCGCCATGCATTCCTGCCAGCGCGGCCAACACTGGCATTGCCATTGTCTCTGGAACGCCCGGCACCGGCGGCAACGTATCGTCGAAGGGTTGGGGATATCAGTTGTGAGATTTGTTCTTGCCATCATAGCCGCACTCGCTCTTGCCACTCCGGCGCTCGCGTTCTGGCATGGCGTGCCGAGTGGCGGCGGCAGCTACGTTCCAACCTACTACTTCTTAGGATTTTGACATGCGCAAGATAGTCCTAGCCTTACTTATCGCGCTGGCTCCTGGGCTGGCCGGAGCTGTGAACCTCACCACGGTAACGGTCACGAATGGCGTTCCGACCGCTGGATCAGGGACCGTCTCAACGTTGGACAACCTTCTTGGGACCGCTGGATCGCCAAACACGAGCGTTCAAACTGTTCAAGGCATATCCTCGATGACGCCGTTTCTGGTGGCACAGTCGGGAACTTGGAATATTACAAATATTTCAGGTACGGTTTCGTTGCCGACAGGAGCGGCAACTTCCGCCAATCAAGTCACCGAATACGGTTATCTCTCGACGATCGCGACGAACAGCGGCTCGGCCATCCCTGCTGGCACCAATCCCATCGGTTATTTGAGTGGTTTCTCTTACGCACACATTTCGACGGCAACGACAACTACTGTTAAGTCAGGTGCGGGTGTAGTGCATACCATCTGTGTCAATACCTTGGGCACAGTGGCCTCGACGATAACCGTTGACGATGCCCTCACGGCTACGACCCCAACCATCGGTGTAATTAACTCTTTGACGCTGCTGGGCTGCCAGACCTTAGATGTGGCGTTTGCTACTGGCCTGACCATTGTAACGACCGGCACCGCCGCTCCTGATGTAACAGTTAGCTATCGGTGACAACTATGAGGCACCTAAGCACCGCGCTGCTCGCGACATGTCTGTGGCTCATCGCCACGGGCGCGTGGACATATTGGCAGTCACGCGACTCCAACTACAACATTAGCGTCGGTGGTGCCGCTCCTGCCGTCGCCAGAGGCAACTGCGCGATAATGCCAGGAATGCCGCAAGCTTGCTCGGATACCATCGCGTTCATCCCGTCTCCCATGCAGTTCTGAAAGAGGAAGCAAATCCATGAAAAAGTTTCTACATAGCCGCTGGGTCTTCGGGCTGTTCGCGCTCGCGGTCCTGATTTCGCCGGTGATGTACGTGTACGGCGGTGCCGGCACGACGTTCAACCTGCCGCAGGCCGGCACGCCGATCACACCTTGGGCCTTTGTCTGCCAGACGACTGCTCTCTGCTCGGCAACGGTGTTGATCGACAACACTGGTGTGGAGAAGGGCACGGTCACAAATCCGCTCTACGAGACGAACGGTGCGCTTGATCCATGCCGAACCAACGTAGCCCTCATCAAGCCGATCACTATTCCAACTGCCACGACGACGAACATCCTTACTGGCACGTCAGCTAAGAAAATCTATGTCTGTTATCTGTACTTGCAGACTGGCCTCGCCAACAACGTCGCCGTCATATCCGGCACGACTGGCGCGACTTGCGGTGCCAATACGGCGGCGCTTGTCGGTGGCATTACGGCGGCGACTGGTCTTATCAACGCGGCCAACAGCGGTCAGGCTTTCGGAAACGGTGGCTACGCAATCGCTCAGGTTGCCACCAACAACGACGACATCTGCATCATTACGTCAGCGGCGGGACCTCTCGCTGGCGTCATCAAGTACGTCGTGCAGTGAGGACATCGCCATGAAACATTTCCTTCGCTACGCTCTCGCCGCGCTTTCCCTGTGCTTCATATCTCTGCCAGCCAATGCAGCCACCTGCTACTGGGTTGGCGGTACAGGGAATTGGGATAGCACAAATGTTGCTTCCTGGGCCGCTGCATCTGGCGGAGCCGCTTCTTCTTGTGCTGCAACAGGAGGTATCCCCAAAAACACAGTCGACATTGCTGTTTTTGATGGTAGTTCTGGCGGTGGCACAGTAACTATCTGTGGCTCCCTTTCCTCAACATGTCCAAGCGGCACCGGGTCTGTTTCAATAACGAGCCTCACGTTTGGAGCCTTTACTGGAACTTTGGACTTTTCTGCAATAAATCCGGCCGTCACGATTTCCACATCATTCACCGGAACCGGAACCGGCACTCGCACACTTAGCATGGGCAACGGCGTCTGGACATTCGGAGGGGGAGCATCTCCTCAGTGGAATTTCAGTACGACCACAGGATTGACCCTGAATATCAATAGCTCTTCAATGGTTTGGCAACCTGGTGTTACGACTCTTTCATTTAACGGAGGTGGAAAAACATGGGGCGCTTTGACAATCAATGCAAACGTTAGTTACCCAACGGTGTATTATGGTTTTGAAACAGGGTCTAATGCCTCC